CATCGGTGATCGGACCCGAATTCACCGATCTGATCAAGCATTATCTGGTGCTCACAGAATGTGCGGAATTGTGGAATCTGAGATATCATCGAGCGGTGTTGTTCTTTGACGGCCAGAGGGCTAGATCAGGTATCCCCACCCTGATGTTCAATACATTACCTCCGGTGCGTGTGATACCGGACGTTTCCAGTCTGGTTTGGCCAGATTTTGCTTGGACCATGTATTTCCGCGATTACCCCGACAATCAAAATCGAGGCCTGATCATGCCAGGCGGCCATCCGAATGAAAGAGGCCATGAAATCATCCGTGACCTGTTGATTCCTGAGACGGATCGTGTTATACTTGATGTGTGATTGATCTACTCGCCTACCTTCCTGCCAAACGCAAACAAACAGCGTCAGGCTGGATTTCAGTAAACGCGCCCTGCTGTGTACACAACGGTGAATCGGCTGATCGTCGCCAGCGCGGCGGATTGAAGATTTCAGACCAAGGCTGGAGCTGGCATTGTTTTAACTGCGGCTTCACGGCCAGTTTCGTGCAGGGCCGTACCCTCACATTCAAAGCACGCCGGCTCCTGGAGTGGATGAATGTACCGTCTGAAGAGATCGAGCGCATAAATCTGGAAAGCCTGCGACACAGATCTGTGCAAGGCATCCTGGATGATCGGCAGCGCACCGCCAATGCTGTGCAGGCCATAAATTTTGAAGATCGTGATCTGGCCGAAGGATTCATCATCGTGGACGAGCACACCCCGGTACACTGGCAGTATCTGCAGGATAGATGCATACCCCGAGACTACCCCTTGGGCATGGTAGGAGGTCGACCTGGCGATAAATGGACTCCAAGGCCGGGCGTGATCGTGCCATTTACCTATGATGGTCGCATTGTGGGACACACCACTAGATTCCTAGACGACAAGACGCCCAAATACATACATGACATCCAACCGGGCTATGTGTTTGGAACCGATCTGCAACACGCAGATTGGCAACACGTTCTTGTGATGGAAGGCGTGTTTGATGCATTGTGTATATCCGGACTGGCCGTGCTACATGCCGAGATATCTGATGCACAGGCGAGATTGATCCGCAGTCTAGGTCGCGAAGTCACGGTGATTCCAGATCAAGATAAAGCAGGTATGCGACTGATAGATCGTGCCCTAGAGCTGGGTTGGTCTGTGAGCATGCCTGCATGGCCAGCGGATGTAAAGGATGTGAATGACGCTGTGAAGCGATACGGTCGCTTGACAACCCTGATACATATATTCCAGGCGAGAGAAACCAGCAAAGTAAAGATCGAACTAAGGAAACGAAAACTTGTTAAAAGATTATAGCACCGATGTGCAACGATTGTTCCTAGAGATGATGCTAGAAGATGCACAGAGCTATGTGCGTGTGCAGAACATCTTCAATCCTGAGAACTTTGATCGCGGCCTGCGCCCTGCCGCAGAATTCATCCAGACCCACTGTGACGAACACAAGACCATGCCGGATCGAGCGCAGATCTCGGCCACCACGGGCATCAAGCTCTCATCAGTGCCGGATCTTAACGAGGGACACTTTGACTGGTTCCTGGAGGAGTTTGAAGGATTTACGCGCAGGCAGGAACTGGAGCGAGCGATCCTTAAGTCAGCAGACCTCCTGGAGAAGGGCAACTTCGATCCTGTGGAAAAACTGATCAAGGATGCGGTGCAGATCTCACTCACTAAAGACATGGGCACAGACTATTTTGACGATCCGCGTGCAAGGCTCCTGGCCCTGAAATCCAATAACGGACAGAATTCCACAGGATGGCCTGCTCTTGACAAGTTGCTGTACGGCGGATTCAACAGAGGAGAACTGCAGATCTTCGCGGGAGGATCCGGTTCAGGAAAGAGCCTGTTCATGCAGAACTTGGCAGTGAACTGGACACAGGCTGGGTTGAATGGCGTATACATCACGCTGGAACTGAGCGAAGGCCTGTGCAGTTATCGCATAGATTCAATGATGACCAACACTGCCACCAAGGATATCTTTAAAGACATCGATACCGTGGAGATGAAGGTCAAGATGATGGCCAAGAAAGCTGGCCGGCTGCGCATCAAATACATGCCTGCACAATCCACGGTGAACGATATCCGAGCTTATCTCAAAGAGCTGGAAATACAGACCAAGATCAAAGCCGACTTCTTGTGCGTAGACTATCTGGATTTGCTGATGCCAGTGAGTGCCAAGGTGTCTCCCAATGACTTGTTCGTGAAAGACAAGTATGTGAGCGAAGAACTCCGAAACTTGGCCAAAGAACTCAACATCTTGTTCGTCACAGCATCGCAGTTGAATCGTGCCGCGGTGGAAGAGATCGAGTTTGATCACAGCCACATATCCGGCGGTATCTCCAAGATCAACACAGCAGACAATGTGTTTGGTATCTTCACCTCCAGAGCCATGAGAGAACGGGGACGCTATCAGTTACAATTGATGAAAACACGATCATCATCTGGTGTAGGACAGAAGGTGGAACTGGAGTTTGATATCGAAAGCCTACGGATCCGAGATCTTGCGCAGGATGAAGGCTATCAAGAGTTTAAAAAACGTGCTCCTAGTATCTATGAATCGATCAAAGCCAAGAGCACTCTGAACGAAGGTGAATCCAATGCCACGATTGCTGATGAGCCTGGCAAAATCACCGCCGAAGTGCAATCAAACAAACTGAAACAACTGCTGGGCCAGATCAAGCAGTCATGATAGAGTACGAAGAGATACGAGATGTGCATCTCGAGATCGCCAGCCTATGTAATGCAGCCTGCGCTTGGTGCCCTCGCACGTTTTGGGGTTATCCTCACAACGGCGGGTATCCAGAACTTTACCTCTCTTTGATTGATGCCAAACACATCTTCCAACCGGATTTCCTGACACAACTCAAGAGTATACGGGTTAATGGAAACTTCGGCGACATAGTGATGAATCCCGACGGGGTTGATATTATTGAATATTTTTTTCTGACCAATCCCGGGCTAAAAATCAAGATCAGCACCAATGGTGGCGCCCGAGATCAAGACTTCTGGCAGAGATTGGCTCTCACAGGTGCCCAAGTTATATTTGCCTTGGATGGTTTGTCTGATACACATCATCTTTATAGACAGAACACGCTCTGGAGCACAGTGATAAAAAACGCCAAGGTGTTTATCGATCATGGCGGTATTGCTGTGTGGCAGATGATAAAATTCAAACACAACGAACACCAGATTGACCAGTGCAGGCAGATGAGCAAATCTCTGGGATTTGATGAATTTCGTTTACGATTAGACGGCAGAGATACTGCGCCTGTATTCGACCGTCGAGGTAATCTCACACACGTGTTAGGAGATTATCAAGGCGAAAAAGAGTTCAAGGTATTGTTCCATCAAAAGCAAACGGATGATGTTTTGCTGGAGGATATTATCGTAGATCGTGCGCCCAAGAAAAAAATCCGATGTGCGACGCAGGAATTAGGCAGCATTTATATCGCCGCCAATGGTGATGTGACTCCTTGCTGCTGGACCGGTTTTTATCCTAGCACTTATGGACAAGGACAGTATCATCAGGCAGCCAATGCTCAGTTGATTCCTTTAATGACCCGGAACAATGCGTTGGAACACAGTGTCAAAGAATGCATAGAATGGTTTGGCAAAGTCGCACAATCCTGGAAGCAGACTACCTATCAAACAGGTCGGTTGGTTATCTGTGATGATAACTGCGGCTCAGACCTTTAGATAATCCAAGATAGGTAATGCCCGCACATTGGTGCGATGTACTTGCAGGAACTGGCTGCCATCTCGGCTCTGCAGCTCACCTTGACCCATTATCACCGATCCCGATCCATACTTGATAGGATTGTCCACAATGAGATCTACGTATTCTCCTTCGCCTACTCCTAGGGTGATAAAGTGTATGTATTTTTTCTTGTCACGTCGGAACATCCTTGCATTGGCTACTATGCCAGCAAACTCGAATCGATCAAGATAAAGATTGCGCACACCCATTCCGGGTAGGAAACCCGGAGAGTTCCAACAACCGTGTTCCAGGAATGATTCCACAGGGTCTTCCGTGATCCAGTTCTCAAAACCTAGATCTCTAAGATCCCAACCTGCACGCTTGGCTTCATTCCTGTAGACCCAGCGGGCGTAAGAACCTTGGCAGTGTTTGAGAGCAGCACGCCAGAACTCTCGAGGGTTATGTGCTTTTTGCCAGGCCAATGCCCAGATTAGTCTGCCAAGATTTACCGCATGCGCACGGCAAAGACCAAAGCCTGCGAGACTCTGCATCTCCTGCCGTATCTCGTCGCGCTGAGGATGATCGCCCAGTCGTGTCATGAACTCGATGACCTTCTCTTCGTTGCGCTTGGCGAACGCCCGGCGATACATGTCTGCTTCATAGGCGTTCACGCCAATCAACCGCATGATCTTTTCTATGGCATCATCTTCGCACACTATGGCCGATTCTTGCACGGTCTTCTTGGTCCAGTCATGGAAGAACGATGCCTTTTTCCGACCTTCCACGGCCACTGGACGCACCAGGGCCGTAGCGAACACACAATCCTCCACTGATGTGGGGCGGATGGCGCGGAACAGGCGCCGCATGGCCGGTGACTCACCTTGGGTGACACCCAGCACATCTCCCCGCTGCAAGAGATCCGCTGTGGCCTCGTCAGTCTTGGGATATTCGTGTAGCATCCGGGTGGAATCAATCTCCATGAGCTGGCTGAGCCCGCGATTGGCCAGGATGTCGACCTTGAGGTGCTCGAGATCCTCCACTTCGTTCTTGTCCAACAGGATGAGATTGTCTGCCCGGAACAGGCTCTGTGGCAGTTTACGATCAAACACTATCACACCACCGCAGTGCTTTGATAGGCAGCGTTTCTTACCCATAAGTTTTTTCTCTACACGGCGTGCTTCTTCCACATCTATGCCCAGTTTCCCATAGTCTATTTCTTTAGGCAAGCGGCCTTTGGCACCCAAGCGCTTGGCTGCTTCTCTGCGAGCACTTTTCTCTTTGTACATCACATAGTTGCTTATGCGGGCAGTCTTGCCGGGCCAAGCATCAAAGATCCTCTGCATGGCTAGTTCCTGCTGATGATGTGGCACATCAATGTCCACATCTGGAAGATCGTCGCGGAACGGGTTCAAGAAGCGTGCCAAAGGTATGTGCCACTCTATGGGATCCACATCTGTTATCGCCATGAGATAACATACCAGGCTAGATCCTGCGGATCCGCGAGTCATGTGTGGTATGTCTGAGTTGAGATCCAAGACCCTGCGGATTTTCAGGAAATAATCCGTGAATCTCTGCTGGATGATTATGGCGAATTCCTCCGCCAAACGGTCCTGGTATTCTGGGGTGTCGGGGCAGGGCCTGCGGAATTCTGCCAGCAAGGATTCGATCTGTTGTAATTCTGTCGCCATAAAGTGTGCCTTTAAATATGCCTGTGCAGATATTTACACTGTGCAAATTGATGCCTCCAATAAATAACAAAAAGGTCCTGACTGATGCAAAAACGCACCCGTAGCATCCTAGAAGAACTGGATGCTATCCACACAGAACGTTACGCCGACAGAGATCGGCGCTACATCATCGAGAGCCGTGCTTCCAACGTGATCGCATCGGCCATACGGTTGGTAGAGCAGATCGAGTCGGCCTATCCCGCGGATCAGGCCGAGAACCTGGTGCGCAAACTGATGAACGCCATACGCATGAAGGACGCAGCAAAATTTACACGCACAGTGAGACGCACAGATGCAGATATTTGAGATAACCCAACCCCGCGATATCATCCAAGAAGCACCGCCACGGCCCGTGCCCCCGCAGGCCGCTGCCCTGAAACAGCGCCGCCAGACCATGGCGCAGAATCCCACCACTGTGGCACAGGCACAGCAACAGACCGGAACCGCTGCTCCTGCTACTGGTGCTGCTCCTGCTGGTGGTGCTGCTCCTGCTGCCGCAGGACAAGGATTCCTGGGCAAAGCAGTGCAGGCCACCAAGGCTGCTTTTGGAAATCAAGGTGCCCAGGCAGCACAGAACACTGACATGCTGGCCAAGGCCATGCTCAAGCAATGGAACACCAAGGCCGCGCAGCTGGCCAACGCTGCTGCTGCCACCGGTGCAGGCACGGTGTCAGATCAGGAATACAAAG